CAGTGGCTGCTTCACAGGCTGAAGTACCAATGGCTTATCTGACGACACTCCTTCAACAGAGTCCTGCTTTCGATTGGCAAAACACAGCTCTTCACCTTGCTATGAAGGAGGTAATCGACGCAGGCTTATTTGATCCCTCCGGCTATGCTGTAGATTGGGACACAGATCCAGAAGCAGCAGTTGTAGCATATAAGGAATATGCGTATCTTCTTAACTGGTCCATGTGGGATATGAAAGAGTTCTGGGAGAACGAATCTTTAGCCCCAGAGTGGAGCGATACACTTAGAACACCGGCATTTATGCTGGCAAACAACCCTTTAGGCTATGCCTTATTCAATACCTACTTTGCCCCAGTATTAAGCAAGCCAGACTTTGCTGTATTAAAAAATATTTTTCAAGCAAATGATGCTGGTGAATCAGGATATAACGCTAACGACATATCAGATGGGGATGGCGTTAAGTTTAAAGTAACTAAGGTAGATGCTGGAACAGGTGCTCTAGAAGAAATTAAATTTATAAACTTTGGTGTAGGATACTCTTCGGAGTTCTATGCTATGATCATTCCTCGATCAGAAATAGTTGGCGGGGTTGATCTTATTATATCACAAAACCCTGCAGGGGATAAGATTACATATCCATCACGAGCAATTATAAAATTCTCTGAGTCAGTTCTTGCAGAGTATCGTGGGGAATATTCTACAAATAATGGTTTTTTATCTGACGATATATATCTACAAGACAACTTCTTTTATCAGCAGTTCTCTTACCTTATTCGATCATCCCAGCAGTTTGATAACTACAAGGATATTGTTAATAAGACAGTTCACCCAGCTGGCATGGCTATGTTTGGTGAGTTCGAGATTAATAACTCTTTTGATATGTCTCGTGCGTTCGAGCTCTTACGTCGTTACTTCACTAACCGTGAAGAAGATGTTATCGATACAATTGATCTAAATTTTTGGACACTGTATAAGCCACGTGAAGATGTAGCCTATGCTTCAACTACTGATTGGTTCTACGATTTCTATAAGAATGTTTCAGAGATTGTAAACGTTCCAGATCCAGAATATAAAGACTTCTTTAAAGTTCTTGGAGATACAGCACTTAGTACCGATGAATTAACATACGCAATTACTAAGATGAAGGAGCTGGTAGAGAATTTAGCTATATCAGAACTTGCTATACTTAGTTACTCAAAAGCTCTTACAGAAGTCATAAATAGTAATGATTCAGGCGTTATAGAGATATTAGGTGATATCTACGCCGAAGATTATTTTGCTGAAGATTATTCCGAAGGATTAACTTCATTTACCTAGGAGAAGAAAAAAATGCCATTAATGAACGAGCAAGTTAGCCCCAAGGGTCAAGTCTCAATTGAGATATTTAGCCCAGACGGCAAGCTTAAGGATAAGGTAAACATTCCAAACCTAGTCGTACAGACTGGTAGGAACTATATTGCCTCGCGTATGAACGATACAGCACAGACTGACGTAATGACTCATATGGCAGTTGGTTCTGGTTCAACTGCAGCTACATTAAGTGACACAGTTCTAGGAACTGAGCTTACTCGTGTTGTTCTTGATTCAGATAATACTGTTGATAACGTTATTACCTATATTGCTACCTATGCTCCTGGAGTTGGTACTGGTGCGATCACTGAAGCTGGTATCTTTAATGATGCTGCAGCGAACACAGGTGATCTACTTTGTCGAACGACTTTCCTTGTCGTAAATAAAGCAGTAGATGACTCTATGGTTATCACTTGGACAATTACAATATCTTAATAGAATAGAGACTACCTTATGTCTGCTGTAATTAGACCTAACTTTCATCATACGATGGCTGAATCGATTTACGATAAGATTCAGAATAGATCGGCGAACTATCATTACTACCTTGGTAAGGTTTTACCATGGCAGTTTGAAGGAGCTATTGCAGATGCACCTAATCCATCCAATAATATGGATGAAGAGAACGATTCCCGTAATAATATGATCGGGATTAAGCAAATAAACATTAATGACGTATCTTTTATTACTCGTCGAATTGATTGGTCTTCAAGGGTATTTGATGCCTACGATGATTTAGATACTGTTATGGTAGAAGAAGATTTCTACGTATTAACAGAGGATTTTAATGTTTATAAGTGCATAGAAAATAACAAGGGTGCTGTATCCACGGTTAAGCCAACTGGTTTTGATGTTGGTTATACCTCTACAGCTGATGGATATATTTGGAAGTTTATGTACTTTATGCCGCTTGCATTGCGAAATAAGTTCTTAACACCTAACTATATGCCAGTGATTAAGAAAGTTAAAAACCAGTACTACTCAGCTGGAGTTATTGAAAACTACGTTCTAAACGACTCTGGCCAAGACTATGATCCTGATGAGACATATGCAGTTATTCAGGGTGATGGTGCAGACGGAGCAGCATCTCTTACAATAGAGAATGGCCAGATTACTGCAGTCACAATTGATAATCCTGGTACAGGTTATACTATTGCTTATCTAACTGTAACAAAAGGTGCACTCGATCCAGGTACTGGTGCTGATATTGATCTAGTCCTTTCTTCTCCGGGAGATCTAGATTCTCAGCAAGCAGATGTTGAAACCCTTACAGTAGATGGCGACATATCACAGATTGTTGTTACAAGATCAGATAATTCTTTTACAAGCGTGCCAGCTGTGACTATTACGGGTGATGGCACAGGAGCAACAGCAACAGCAACACTAGATGTAAATGGCGCAGTTTCTCAGATTATTCTAAATAATAGGGGATCAGGATATACCTATGCGGATATATCAATAGCAGCGGAATTAGATGGTCTTAGAAGTGCTACAGCTCGTGCGGTTATATCACCCCAATATGGGCATGGATTTAACGCTCCTCGTGAGTTAATCGCTGATACGCTTTGCTTCCATACTTCTTTCGAAAATGAATTAAATCAAGGTGTGTTAGTAAATAATCAATATAGACAGTTTGGGATTATTAAAGACGTCGAGATCTTTGATGCTAAGAGGTATTATATTACTGATTCTGGATCAGCATGCTATCTCGTAGAAGGGACATTGGTTGGTGATTCGTTTCCAGAGGATCAGCTTGTAGCTACAGCGGGTAGTGTTAAGATATTAAGAACTGTAACAAGCGAAGATAATAAATTACTTGCTCAGTCTCTTGATGGAACAATACCGGCAATTGGTGATATCTTTTTTAATGCTGCAGAGACTGCTTACTTTACAGTTACAGCAGTTACTAATCCTCAAATAAACAAAAAGACTGGCGAAATACTGTTTATTGATAATAGACTAGCATTTACATCTTCTGAGGAACAAACTGTAACATTCAGATCATTCATCAAATTTTAATTATAAATATTTGGTATAAGACTTAATTTTAGGAATAAGTTAATGGCAATAAATCTAAACACTGATCCGTATTATGACGACTTTGATAATACCAAAGGGTTTCATCAAATACTCTTTAAGCCAGGTGTTGCTGTACAAGCGAGAGAATTAACCCAGATTCAATCTATTCTTCAGAATCAGATTAAATCTTTTGGTGATAACATCTTCAAAGAAGGTGCTCTTATTCAAGGTGGTCATCAATCTCTAGATACCCAGTATCACTCAGTTAAGCTAACTGCCGCTGCGGATTCAATTGTATTGTCATTAATTGATCAAGAGGTATATGGACTAAAATCCGGTATTAAAGCTAAGGTTGTTAATGCTACCCAAGCGACCGCGGCAGGCGATCCGCCAACTATCTTTATTAAATATCTAAACTCGGGTAAAAGTAAAGAAAAATCCGGATTTGCTCAGTCTGAGATAATATGGAACGAGGCTAAAACTGTCTCCGTTACTACTGCGGCTACTTCTGTAAATTCAGTTGGAACAGCTTATACCATGACAAACGGTATCGTATATGCTGGAGGATTCTTTGTATACTTTGCTGATCAGACAGCTATCCTAAACAAATATGGTCCAATCACCAACATTATTGTTGGATTCGATGTTAAGCAAACGATTAAAGATTTTACAGACGACTCTAGCCTAAATGATCCAGCTAACGGATCATTTAACTATGCTGCTCCTGGTGCTGATCGTCTTCAAGTAGCTCTTACACTTACAAATAGACCTTGGCAAGCTGATAATGTAGTTGATCCCGATTTTATAGAAATCGCTAGAATACAAAATAAAAAAGTTATATCTGCTGTAACAAGCACTGCATATAATATTCTAGGTGATACCCTTGCTCGTCGCACATATGACGAGTCAGGCGATTATGTAGTTCGTCCATATGATCTTTCAATGGTAGAGCATAAAAGGACATCGCTATCTGTAAACGATGGATACTACACTGCTGCCGAAGGTGGTGATGCTAATAAGTTTATTAATAAGATCTCCCCTGGTAAAGCTTACGTTAAAGGGTATGAGATTGATAACGTTAAAAGCGCAGCTATAGCTGGAGACAAGGCAAGAGATACAGCATTAGTAGAATCAGGATCGGTGTACACCCCATTTGGTAACTATGTTCGTGTTACCAATATTAATGGTGTATCAGAAGAAATAGACAATCTTCCTGAAGTACAGATATACAGCCAATTTACTTCTACCCCGGGTGTACCAGAAGGAATAGCAATCGGTACTGCTCGTATTCGTCATACAGAATTCTTTTCTGGTACACCAGGAACAACTACTGCCCAATATAACGTTTACCTCTTTGATATTAAGATGAGGACTGGATTTTCGTTTACAAACGATGCCAAGCAAATAGTCTATATTAATTCAGTATATTCTTCTGACTTTACTGCTGATGTTGTTGAAGAACTATCTAACCTAACAGGTACTATATCAACCGTTGGAGCTTCCCAAACAATACAAGGTATTGGTACACGATTCCTTACAGAATTGAGTATAGGCAACTATATCAATATAGATGGGGATACACATCGTGTTACTACAATAATTGATGATACAGGAATTGAAGTATCACCAACGCCCACCCAGAGTCGGTCAGGCTATGTATTCTCATCTGTAAAGTCTAAACTATGGAATACCGATAGGAATTCATACATATTCCCCTTACCAGTTAATATTGTTAAGTCAATTGATCCAAGTGGAGTAGATACGGTATACGAGACTCGAAGAATATTTGAAAGAACTTTAACAGCAGGTGTAGTTCAAGTAGATGCAGGCGTTAACGAAAGCTTCTCATCCGAATCACTTGATAATATGCAGCTATATGTTTCTAATGGAGATGTTGTAGATATAACTGGCGACGTAACAATATCTGGTGCAGCAAATACAGTACTCACAATAGACATATCAGGTCAAGGATATACAACAGAAACAGTTATGCTAATTGCTACTGTTTCAAAAAATGGTTCGGCTGCTGACAAAAAGACTAAGTCTCTGCAAGCGAATCAACAGCTTGACATCCTAACAGAGGCAACATCGACTGCTCAAAGCATCTCTTTAGGTAAGGCAGATATTTATAGATTAGTCTCTGTTAAGATGACAACAACCGGTGTATTCGGTGATGCATCGTATAACAGTACAACAGAAGTTGATATTACTAATCGTTATACCCTTGACAACGGTCAAAAGGCAACATACTACGGATTAGGTTCTCTTCGACTAAAAAGTGGATCAAATGCACCTACAGGGCCAATCCGTATTACCTTTGACTACTTTACACATGGAACAGGCGACTACTTCTCTGTTGATTCATATACTATTGACTATAAGGATATTCCAACTCTTATTCTAGGTGGTAACGAGTACGTACTTCGAGACTGCTTAGATTTTAGACCTAAGATTAACGATGCTGGTACCGGCTTCTCTGGTGCTGGATCAAGCGTTGGTGAATTCCCAGACTTTGAAAACGATATTACTACATCATACGAGTATTACTTACCACGAACAGATAAGATTGTTATCAATCGCGATGGTCGTATTAAGGTAATTAAGGGTGAAAGCGGATTCGAGGCAAAAGAGCCTACCACACCTGAAGACTCAATGGCTTTGTATATCCTTAAACAAAAGCCATATGTCTTTAATATATCTACAGATATTGATATTGTTAAAATTGACAACCGACGCTTTACTATGCGTCAAATTGGCAAGTTAGAAAATAGAATTAAAAATATCGAATACTATACTTCTCTTAACCAGCTTGAGGTTGATACCCAGAACTATCAGATTAAGGATATTAATGGATTTGATAAGTTTAAGAATGGCTTTGTTGTAGATTCATTCCAAGGTCACGGGATAGGAGACGTATATAACCCCGACTATGGTGTTGCAATCGATTATGATAAGAGAGAACTTAGACCTCTATGTAAGACTGAGGCATTTACCCTAAAAGAAGTTGCAACCACAGACGCTGAAAGAGCTGCAGCTGGATATGCTAAGACTGGGGATTTGTACACTCTTCCATATACAGAAGAGAGACTAATCTCAAATAATAGATCTTCTAAAGTAGAGAATCTAAACCCATATGACGTGGTATCTTTCCGGGGTAAGATGAAAGGTAAGCAATCCGACATATGGATTGATACGATTCGTCTTCCGGATCTTCCAGTATCTGTTGACAACTATTCTTCTCTTACTGCTGATGCAAAGGCAAAGGGAACATATGGCACAGTTTGGGGAGCATGGGAAACAGTCCATTTTGGTACATATCAAGGAACACAAGAAATTGGAACCCGAGTAGGTACTGAAACAACCTACACTGAAGAGATTACAACAGAAACAAAACATGATATAGTAAGATCTTCTTCTGTTATAGCTAAAATGAGAGATGTTTCTATTAACTTTGAGGCAGAGGGCTTAATGCCTGACACCAGAATGTACATCTTTATGAATAATCAAGATGTTACTGCAGATTGTAAATCTACTTTGTTATACGATCATGATCTTGTAGCTGGTGATTCTAATACAACTATTAATGCTTTTGGGCAGCAAGGGAAAATGCTTGCTACAGATGATAACGGAAAGCTAAAAGGTACATTCCATTATTCTGCAGAAAAGTATAATTGGAACACCGGATCATATATTATTCGAATGACCGATGATTTTGAAAATAATCCAACATATGAGTTTACTGCTGCAGAAATGACGTTTACCTCTTCGGGAGAACTTCATAATATACAAAATGAAATCGTATCAACACGAAATGCTATTGTTACTTCTAAGCCTGTTATTGAAAAGTCATCAAGAACAGACTATTTTGAAAGCGGTAAGCTTAAGAGCAAGTCTTGTAAAGGATTTGATCTATATGAAGAAAAATACGACGGGTCTGGCGGTACATACGAAGTCCTTATAGATGCAAAGAATATTGGTGTATGTGGATATGTTAAGCCTATTATAACCCCTACCCCAATCGAGCCAGATAACCCTGTAGTTGTACAGACATGTCCGGCCGGTGGAACAATACTTGATACCTATTGTGATGCTGTTACCTTTAATCTTATGGCAACAGTAGCTGCAGGACCTGATGGTAATGGGAATTGCACAACAACAACAGTTATTACCGAAACTGGTTCTACCCAATGTACACCAGTTAGCCCGTGCGATGTTGCTGGAACCCTAGCTCAGACGTTCTGTAAGAATCAAACAGATCTATGGGGTCAATACTTTGACGGTACATACAACTACGTTACTGGGGATTGCAACACTTACCAATCCTTAATAGAAGCGAATAATGTTGAAGACTGTAAATATATACTTCATACTGCTTATGGTGTACCTACTGGTAACACTGAATGCTACCAGCCTGGATTTATTAAGTATGTAGAATATCACGATGGACTTGGTGGAACATATAAGAACATTGAAGAATACGGTTCAGTAGAATGTGGATATGTAACTCCGGCAGTAATCGCAGCAGCTGAAGCTGAGGGCGAAGTTGTTACACAGGAAGAAAAAGATCTTGCTGAAACATATGATCCTGCTGATCCTATTGCAGCTGGTACACATAATCGTTATGAGTGTCGCGGCGTTGATTACTATGAAATGATAGCTGATGGAAACTGGGGAGAAACTGCAGTTCTAATTGAAGCTAACTCTGAGTTCTACTGTAACTATACAGTTCCTAAAGATACAATCTTTATTGAAACCTTTGTCGATCTAGATCCAGACGACGATGATGACGGCGACTTAGATCCTCCACGAGCTCAAGTTGTAGATACCGTTGGATTTATAGGTGGTGTATTTAACTATGCATTTGGTAGAAACCTTACAGAAGCAGAAAGAGGAGAAGCTCAGGCTTATTTCGATGCTAACGGTATTACAGCAGACACCCTAGCAAATGCAACAACGTCTGGCTCTAACATTACTAATGGATATATTGATGCTGACGTTGTCCCTGATGCTTATAATGCAGACGCAGAAAAAGTAGCACTTGCAGTAAAAACCATGATTGAGGTTGGTGTAGCTAGGGGATATGGAAGTGATTCAGATGCATCTGTAACCAATTATCTAAATACTGTTGAAGGTGCAAATGTAGAAACTCTTTCAAACCAAATTGCTATTCAAGCAATTACAGCTGCTACACACATAGATAACCCTGCGATAGACGAAAGCTGGGCAAAAGAGGCTGTTAGGCTTCTTATAAATAATACTGAAACTGGCGGAAGCCTGGTATAATACAAAGAGGCTAGTTAATAAATGTCATATAATGTCGTAGATCCTTTAGCTCAATCTTTTCTTGTTGAGGATACCTGTGTAGTTACTAAGGTAGAATTATTCTTTAAGAATATAGACAGAAAGACCCCTATGAGGATTCAGTTAAGGGATATGAAAGACGGATTCCCCGGAGATTATATTATTCCTCTTTCAGACAAGTTTGTATATCCTAAAAATATATCTACCTCAGCTGACGGGTCCAAGGGTACTATAGTAAGATTTGATAGCCCTGTGTTTTTAAAGAAAGGCGAATATGCTCTTTGTCTCGGTTCTGATTCAAAGAAATATACCGTGTTTATATCTGAGCTAGACACTACAGATCTGATTACTGGTAAAAGAATTATTAAGCAGCCTTATCTAGGATCCCTGTTCAAGTCCCAAAATACCTCAACTTGGACACCCGAGCAAATGCAGGATCTTAAGTTTAGTATTTTTAAAGCTAAATTTGATACAACTGCAGCTGGTAGTATTGATTTCAATGTTAACAATTCCCTTATGGAAACACAAGTTCTAGAAGAAGATCCTTGTCAGACCTTCTCAGGGTCTACCACAATGAGGGTAAACCATTTTAATCATGGTATGACTGATGGATCCTATGTTAAGTTATCTGGTATTGCAGAAGTAGATAAGGTATTCGGAACAACTGGAACTATACATGGTGTAGACTTTACAAATGTATTGAATACAGCTCTAGTAATAGCAAACGCTAGTCTTAACGGATATACTGTTACACTCCCTACTGCAGCAAATGCTGATGCTAGATTTGGAGGAACTCGAGTAACCGCTACGGAAAACATTGTAGTAAATGCTCTATACCCTATTACATCTAAGATTGAAGAAACAACTACACAGGTCCAGCATTTATTTAAAGGGACTTACTCTGATTACTCTCAGGATCTAGCCTACACTGTTCTTGAACCTGGCACAACTGAATTATCTAAGTCTAGAATTATTACTAACTCGACTACTAAAGCAGAAAACCTATCAGGAGCAGATTCGTTTAGTTATAGAATTGGTTTAAGCTCTCAGAATACTAGACTATCTCCCGTAATCGATCAGCAGCAGCTTGGGGTATTAACAGCACAAAATTTAATAAACAACCCAGACGAATCAACTGAAAATCCATTAACAGAAGACCTTATAAACTTTATGACTTCTGTGGCTTCTGTAACATTTACAGCTGTTACAACAACTTCCGGAATACTTACGGTACCCCTGGCACAACAAGATGCTGCACTTAAATTGATACCAGGAACAACAGCATATATTACTGATTCTAATACTACCAATACTGGGACTTATCGTATATCAAATATCGCATCTAATGGTGATGAGATATTATTTACTAAGATTTCAGGTACATGTGCTACTAATACTGGAACATATACAATTTCAATTGGTAGAAACTTTGTTGCTGAAGAAGCTCCTTCTGGCGGTTCAGTATACTCTAAGTATATTACTCGTAAAATTGACTTTGCTAATCCGTCTACGTCGATTAACCTTAGATTAGATGTTAATCGGCCGGCGGGATCAAACATTAAAGTATTCTATAAGTCAAGCCTAGTTGGTGAATCTGATGATATTGCAGAGAACGAATTCAAACACATTGATGCCTTAATACCTATTCTGCCGGTATCTCTAGACAAGAAATTCCAAGAAGTAGAGGTAGAGCTACTTGATCTTCCTCCTTTTGAAAGCATCGTATTTAAGATTGCATTTACATCAACAGATTCTGCTAGTGTACCTAAGTGTAAGAATCTAAGGATCATAGCGTTAGCATAATGTCATTAGTTAAAGTAAAACCATTTGACGGTTATGAACATCTTCTAAAGGATACTCGGAATAAAGCTGTGATTAACCAAGACGATAAGGCTTTTTCTGATTATGTTTCAAAAAGAAATAAAATCAGAGAAGAGGAAGCTTTTAAATATAATATGGAAACCCAGATGCAAGATGTTGAATCGGATATAAATAATATTAAGTCCGATTTATCTGATATTAAGAATCTGCTTACTGCATTAGTAAATAAATAATAGGAATCACAATGTCTGTAGCACTCACACTTCGTAGTGTAAAAGGTACCCGACTAACTAATACAGAAGTCGATACTAACTTTAGTAATATTAGCACAGAACTTGATCTTAAAGCACCTATTAATAATCCGGTCTTTACTGGATCAGGTCAATTTACTGGTGCTTTAACTGTAGACGGCGATCTAGAAGTATCAGGTACAACCACCTTTGTTAACGTACAGAATCTTGGTGTTGCTGATACCATGATCTATGTTAACCAACGAACAGAGGGAACACTAACTGCTGCTTCTGGTGATGGAACCAATGTAACATATACAGTTGATAATAACTATGTTGTAGGGGACTTCCTCGTTGTACAGGGTGTTACCCCAGCGTCTTTTAATGTTAACGGAGCATTGATTACCGCAACTACAGAGACATCAGTTACAATTGCTTCAACAAATACAGATACATATGTGTCTGGTGGTTCTACCTATGCTAAGACCTATGTTAATCTAGATCTTGGTTTAGCAGGGGGATATAATTCAGACGGTACAGCAGGCGGGTATGCACACACTGGCGTATTTAGAGATGCTACTGACGGCGGAACTTGGAAGTTCTATCAGGGATATACCCCAGAGCCTTCAGCTGGTGTTGACATTAATACGAGTCACGCTAGCTTTGCTCTTGCGCCAATCGCTGGATCAACAATATCAGCAACAGACTTTAATTCAACGTCTGATATTAGTTTAAAGAAAAACGTGAGAGTTATAGAAAATGCTTTAGATCTGGTAAACAGACTAGAAGGCGTAAACTTTGAATGGAAAGATTCCTCCAAAGCTGCTATAGGTGTAATTGCTCAGCAGGTAGAAGAGGTAGTTCCAACTATTGTTAATACAGGTTCAGATGGAATTAAGAGAGTATCATATGACTCGCTTATTCCTATACTCATCGAGGCAATTAAAGAGTTATCAGCTAAAGTCAAATAAGACCTTCAGCCGAGTTTCTCTAGGAGATACGAAGATGGCAATAAAGGTATCAGGCACTACGATTATTGATGATAATCGTAATCTTGTCGACGCCAATGTCAGGGGTAAAAAACAGGATCTAGGTAGCATCTCTGGTGTAATATCACTAGATATGAATGATGGCGAAACTGTTACAGCAACCATTACTGGCAATACTACATTCACTGCTACAAATATTGTTAGCGGTTCTGTAAACACTATTTTCTTTTATCTAACTAATCCTGGGACAGGAACAATTACCTGGCCACCAACTACTACTTGGGACAAAGGAAATTATCCAGTACTTAATTCCTCCGGTAAGACTCTGATTATTCTAGAATCATACGATAACGGATCAAATTGGTTAGGTGTTCAGGCTTGGCGTCAAAACGCATAAGGAAATATAATGTCACGTAGATTCTGGTTAGGTACTCCAAAAGGGCAGTACACGTCAGCTGTTACTAGCTTTCTTACATCTAGACTGACTAATACAACTTTTAATACTTCAGCTCCTACGCTAACTCCTACTACTTTTATAACACAGTGGTATACACCTACACCTACGTCAAATTTAACGACTACAACCTATAACACCTTATTTACTGATCCTGGTATTGATACTGAATACTCAAGCTCTTTTATAACAAATTATATTACTAACTTTGCGAATGTTGTACCAACTGCGTTTGCTGAAACCACAATATATTCCCCGACTAGTAATCAAACGTTTAAGGGTAATTATAACACAGATATTTCTACAACTATAAGTCCTGGCACAACACAATATACTGTGCCTACTACATCTACTAGTTTTACATCTGGCACAACACAATATACTGTGCCTACTACATCTACTAGTTTTACACCTGGTACAACACAATATACTGTGCCTACTACATCTACTAGTTTTACACCAACGGCAACTGTGTACACTAGTTATACGCCAACGGCAACTGTGTACACTAGTTATACCCCAACTCCAACTAATTATACTTATTTTTATACCTATCCCACTCAATATTTACAACCAACTAGTCATCCTACAATTAGCACTACTTACGTTACTCAGGATATTTATCAGCCCACAGAATATTCACAAAATACGACTGTTGCTGGATATTTCTATACTACATTTACAACGACAACAACATCATATACATATCCCGATTCTGCATCCGGATGCTACCTATATAATGTAGACGGATCGCCGGCCGGTACATCAGGAGACACGGTACCAAGTAACTGCTCTATTGTATCTTGTACTCCGGCCCCCAACGGCGATACATATTCTACTGGAAATGTATTTACTGATTATCCTTATTCTCAAGCAACCTTTTATGTGTCAACATATATTTCTACACAAACAACATATACCACAACATCTTCAAACACTTACGTGGGAAACGGCCTAGGTGCTCCCCCGTTTGGGGGTTGTTATCCAGAAATAGATGCAGCCGAATATTGCGCAAGTCCTGAGTCTAACTGTTATCCTTGTGCGATCTATGAGGTTACTTCCACAATCGCCACGTCATATGCTAATTACCCTGTTAGTGTTACAGTATATTATAATTCAGGTTATACCCTTCCTCAGTATACACAAGTTACTTATTTATCAGCATCTTGTCTAGATTGTAGTTTAACGTGTAATACCACTGAGGAGATTATCGCTGCTAATCCAACTGGAGGATACGTAGCACCTAGCTCTAGAAATACATCTTATAATGTAAATACAGTTATCGGTAACACAATTAATACTAATTTAACGCCCACTGAAACATACTATGATTCCGGTTATTATGTTAATACCCAGGGTGAGGGATATAATGTTACTTCAACGCAGTATACCAGCTTTACCCCAGGTACAACGCAGTATACTAACCTTACACCAGGTTCAACGCAGTATACTAACCTTACACCAGTTCAAGAAACAAGGTTTGATCCAACAACATATACTAGTTTTACAACAGTTCAAGAAACAAGGTTTGATCCAACGACATATACTAACCTTACACCAGTTCAAGAAACAAGGTTTGATCCAACGACATATACCAGTTTTTCTACTACTGTTAGCTCCTTATTGGAAACTACTACATATCAAACTGAAACAGGTATAACAACGTCGTTTAGAGATACTGATTATCCTACTAGTAATCCTACTTCAAAAACGACTACAACTACTTTCTTACAGAATACAGGTGCTACTTCATATGAGGTTCCAACGTCGAATCAGACTACAACTACATATGATACCGATACTTTAACCCAGCAAGAAACATCAAGAGATACCGAGGTTATTACAACTTGGTTAACAGATGATGACATAACAACATCATTTACGACTTCTAGGTCTACGACCTGGTTCACGCAATAAGGAGCATTAAATGTTATATGCAAGAATAAACAAAGAAACTGACGAGGTCTTAGAGTTTCCCATAACAGAAAAAGAGCTTCGCAATGCTCTTTTAAACACCTCTCTGCCATCTAAAATTACCTCAATGACCCTAGCTGGTACTGCTTATGTATTGGTTCCCCCGATTCATCCAGATCAGCTTACTGTTCAGGCAACTGCTGAAATGGCTATTGAGCCTGTTGGTTGTTCAAAAGATCCTGAAACAAAAGTCTGGATAAGAGAATATGGATTGGTAGAAGTACCTGAAGGTGGTCGTTTACAAAGGCTTGCCGGCCGATGGAATTATATACGAACAAGAAGGGATAGAGTTCTTAGGGCTATCGATTGGAGAGTAATAAGAAACCAAAGAGAGATTGCTTTAGGCCTTACTCCTACAGACGATATAGATACTCTATATGCTAAGGCACAAGAGATGGCTGATATTACAGATTCACATGAAGATCCGTTCTTAATTGATGCTAGTACTATAACTATAGAATAAAAATACTTTTTGTTATTTTTGATAAGGTAATACTATGGAAGTAAAAACAAATATGGACCCGTATGCGGCTTATTCTCCTGCAAAGGAAGAAAAAAAGCCTAAGATTGAACCTAAAATTGCCCCTCGATTATCTGATCAGCTTATGTCTGACGAAAAGACGTTCGGTTCTGGTAAGATAGGTCCATATATCTCAAGATCTAAAAGAAACAATTGGGCTACTGATCAAGAAGCTACTCTTCGCGAAAAGTGCCCAGATTTCTATTATATCTCCTATGATGTTTCAGCAAATCAACCTAACAACTTCTCAGAATATTGCTACACTGAATTCCCAGCTGGTGGACTTTATAGTTCCACACAATCACGCGAGATTAATTGCAGATTAATTGATTTTGCATCTAAGGAAGAATCAGGTTTAAAAGGAGAAGAAGCCCTTACTCATTTTATTGATTCCCTGTCTGATAAATACGATCTTCTTGATATAGAAGAAAAATATCAAGGTATAAATCATGTTGTCTTTATGCCAGGTCATAATCTTTTAGACTTAGCTGATGTTGACTATGTCCTAAGACTTATAAATGAAACCGATGATGTATATCTTAAGCCACACCCTCTAACTGTAGGTGATGCAGTTCACGGTTTAGCCGGTAGAGTTGGATGGAATAAAATCTTGCCAAAGGATGCTTCTGGTGTAAAGTTACTTCAAAACTGTACCCATGTTTATACAACAACTGCATCTGAATTCTCTATTACTGGAGCTGCTCTTGGTAAGGCTGTTATTAATATCTCTAAATATCAATCAGAGGGAGCTGGAGTATATCAACCATTCTCGAGAGTATTAACGATTGCCCAAAGACGTCATGGCACTGAAGAAGCAAAAAGGTTACTAGGTAATATACTGGCATGTAAGTGGTCTGGCCTCTATTTTGAGTGGCAGGATGATGTCGAGGAAAGAATGGATGCTTATTTTACTAAAACCCAGGAGCTTCGCGAGCTGTACCGCCCATTAGCACAGGGTCGTGGCGATATTGATAAAGGTGCTAAAAAAGTCCCAGTTAAGGCTGTAGCTGGAAAGAAATAAATCATAAATACATGTAAGGAGTCTCCTCCATGTCAATAGTGGAAGGTAAAGGACACCCAGAAGTAGCAAGACGAATTGCTCTTTGCGGAAGATGTGTTCATCTTATACCTCATATGAACGTATGTAAAAAGTGCGGATGCTTTATGCCCGCCAAGACAAGATTATCCGGAGCTCGATGCCCAATAGGTAAATGGGAAAAAATCGAGATAAAAGATATAACAGAAGAATAGGTAATAGCAATGGCAGCAAAGATTATACTTAAGAAATCTAATACGCCTACTAGTCAACCAGGTGTATCAGATCTTGAATATGGTGAGCTTGCTATTAACTATGACGATGGCATACTGTATTATAAAAATAATGCAGGTGCAGTTGATATTATTGCACGTAAAGCCATTGGTGGTGCATCTGGTATATCAATCACTAGGATATCTACTAGCTATACTGCAAGTGGCGGTGATTTCCTCCTTGCCGATACTTCTCTCGGTTCATTTACTCTAACCCTACCATCCGCTCCTACAACAGGATCTTTTGTTACTATATTTGACGGTGGGTCTTGGACATCTGATCCTCTTATTATAGATCCAGGCCTTCTTAGTATAGATGGTGGTGCAGGCGGAAGTACCATTAATCTAGAGGTAGGCAACGTAAGGGTAGACTTAGTTTATAATGGGACAACCTGGAAAACCCACATACCAGTTGATCGCCAGTGGGTAGAAAATAGATTAACAGCATTTGAGGATGATGTTATAACTTATGCTATAGCTTTAGGTTAGAATACGTATAAATAGTAACTATATACTAAGAATCTTAAGTAGAATTTATGTCATCATTCTCTAACATTTCATCATCAGGAATTGGCACTACGCCAACGACCCTATTTACAGCTACAGAAAAAACTGTAGTGATTGGCTGTAATATGTCAAATGTTATTAATCAGATCGTTCCAGTTAGCGTTATATTAAATGATGGTAGTAACGACGTATACATCAAGAAAAACTTTAGAATAGAAAATGGTTTTAATGATGAAATTATGAAGGGCAACAAAATAGTATTAGAGATAGGCGATTCAATTAAAGCTTCAGCTGCTGTTGATTCGTCTGTTGATGTAGTTCTATCCCTATTAACAGGAGTTAATTAATGGCTGGAATCGAAGGCGCAGATGACTATCCCGAAGGGTTAGATCTTGCTAATAAAACCTTTTATGGATTTAAACTAAATCCTGACAATGGCGGACTAGATGTTCAGCTTATAGACGATGATACCATGGCGGTTTCACTTCCTAACCTACAGGATAAAATCATCGATAAATACGCATATAAACATTGGGTTTGGTCACAAAATTCCCTTCAGTTCCAGTGGAGCGATAACGGACATTTACAGGTTAAAATAGTATGACACAGTTAATAGATTTAGGTAAATTAAGATTTCACTTTGCGGGTGACTGGGCTTCTGGTACTACCTACGAATCCAATGACATTGTAAAATACGGTGGTAATGTATATGTTTATACGTATGCATTAAAATCTGCTGGTGTTTTACCTACAGATGACACTCGCTGGGCCTTAATGGTTGAAGGCTTTAGATTCCAGGGTGAATTTGATGTTACTGTTGACTATAAAGTCGGCGATACAGTAGCACATGGTGGTGTTGTTTATGTTGCTATTGCTGATTCTGTAAACACTACACCACCCAATGCTACATACTGGAGCAAATTCCTTGATGGTATTCAATATGAGGGAATTTATGATCCGGTAGGTGTATACCAAAAGAGCGACGTAGTTAACTACGGTGGTTCAATATACATTGCTACACAAGATACATCTGGTAATTTACCAACAGATGCTACTTTCTGGAATAAGTTCGTAGAAGGTGTAAGCCCACAAGGCGTATATAACGACGCTACAGCATATGTACCAAACGACTTGGTAGCATACGGCGCTAACATCTACCGAAATAAAATCGAAAGTACTGGCAACGTTCCTTCTAATGTAACATATTGGGAACTTTACATTGGTGGTATTATCTTTACGGGTACATTTAATCCCGTTACAGAGTACTTTGTAAATGACTTGGTTATTTACGGTAACACAATTTATCGATCACGCCAAACTCAATCTGCTGTACTTCCTACTGTTACAGCTAACTGGGAATTGCTAACTGGCGGTGTTAACTACTCCGGTAACTGGGACGTTGCTACACAGTATTACATCGGTGATATTGTTGTATATGGTAATAACTCTTACCGTGCTACCGTAACTACACTTGGTGCTAATCCAACTGATCTGGTTGATTGGGTATTACAAGCTGGTGCAACATCATATCAAGGCGTATATTCTAACGCGACTACTTACTATATTGGCGACTTAGTTAACTATGGTGGTAACGTATATCTTAACATAGCAGAATCAGTTGGCGATGTACCGACAGATACAAGTCATTGGTCATCATATTCTGCTGGATTCTCCTATCAAGGAGTGTGGTCAAGCGCTACTCAGTATTACATTGCTCAAGTGGTTAACTATGGTGGATCTCTATACCAAGCTGATGTTGATAATAGCAATACTAATCCTACAGACACAGCGTCATGGAGTAAGATCGTACCAGGCATTAAATCGCTAGGTCCATGGGCAACGCTAACAGAATATGCTACAGACGAAGTGGTTACATATGGCGGTAACACGTTTATCGTTCTATTACCACACGCTGCTGGTTCAGACTTTAATGTTGATCTCGCTGCTGGTAAATGGCAAAAATTTAACTCTGGCATTCGTTGGAG